ATGTTTGCTAGTGCGTCTATCTCCTTTTCCATTCTCTATCATCTTTAAGATAGGGTTGTAATTCTTTCCCTTACCTATAATTTCAGCACGTCCGCCACTACCATCCTTAAATAGTTTAACCATAACTCCACTAGCAAAAGAAGGTAAAACATACAGTGTTTTATGACCTTTATTATACTTCTTAAAAAGTACCTTTTCTCTAGTGTTTAAACTACCTTTTTTAAACTTTAAACCTTTTAAGTTTTCTAATGCTTTCTTCTTTATAATATTAAGTGATTTCCTTAAACCGCTTTTCAAGGCTGTTTTTAGTTTGCCACCCTTTATATTTTGCAAGAAGAATGTAAACCCACCATCATCAAAAGAAGTTTTAATAAATTCAGCCATTAGTATTAATCGTTAACAAGTTCAGTTATTACTAGTTTATCGTTATTGGTTTCTATTCTGTTTTCTATTGTTATTACCCTATATCTTTTATCTTCAAACTCTATTAAATCTGTTTCTGTGATAGGCACATATGAACGTACATTAAAAGTTTTTTGATAAGGGTAGAAGATTTCACCGTTTTCTGTTGTTCTAGTTCCGCTGTCGTGAAGTACTCTAGCACGTGTTTTGTACTTTTCTATATAGGTTTGTACTTTCTCACCAAATTCATTAATTTCCGTCTGAGGTGCTAGTATCTTGATTGGTTTCGTTAATAGTCCCGCTCTCTTCATCTTCGTTTTCTTTTTTCTTTTTATTCTCTTTCAAGTGCCATTCTAAGCAAGCCTTTTTCTTCAAGTCTTCACCTCTATAGTTCCTGTAAAGGTCAATCAAGTATTGATAAGAATATGGTACATTATTTGTACTAGCAAAAGCCACTGATTCACGATTAGCGTAAAAGTTACCAACTAACAACAACATTGCTTGTGTTAATGGTATAGGGATATTTCCATCTTCGTCTTCAAGCTTTTCTAATTTAATATCAATATTTTTTTCTACAACCTTTTCTGCAACTTGAACAAGCTGCATTAAATATTCATCATCATCCCCAAAATCTTCATTTATATTCAGATGTTTCTTTACTTGATACAATTGTATATACATTATATAATATTGATATTTTAATATTTGAATTTCCAATAGCCATTAAGGCTAAAGGAAATTCAAATTTATTTATTTACTTAGGCTAAAGTACCTGCTGTGAAAGCTGAAGGTCTCAATATCTTAGCATCAAAGTAAGCATTTACTACAAGCCTAATCTGTCCACTTCTTGCAAGTGTGTAAGGGTCAACAGTCAAATCAATTGCGCCCCACTGACCGATAGCAAGGTTACTGAAGTCACCGTAAATGTACTTTTTACCTTCAACGTGTGAAGTGTTAATAGCTTTAGTTCCGTCAATTTCTCCGTTCTCCATTACCAACTGTGTTGACTTAGTAGATTTAGCCATATTACGGAAAGCTGCTTTAGCCTTGTTACTCATAACATAAACACATTCACCATTAACGTTAGCGTCTTCAATGTCTGCTTCTTTATCACATACATCTGCAAATGAAGCTACAGAAGTTGCACTGATTGCGTTAAACATTCCTTGTGGCTGTGTGGTATCTCCACTAGCAGAACCTAAAATAGTAGCCTCTAATTTGCTATTAATAGCCTTTACTAAGTCTTCTCTAATAAGTGCTTCTGCTGCAAGTGAATCCTGTGCTATAAACTGCTTAGAAAGGTCAATATAAGCTGTAAGTCTCTTAGGCTGCAAAGTTACGTGGCTAAAAGAAGGGTCACCACTAGCTGCGTCTGATACTTCACCTGCCCAACCAACATTAGTTGCAGACATAATAGGTACTTGAACATCACCAACCAAGTTAGTAAGATACTTTGCACCTGCTTCTACAAGTACATTCTTAGCCCTCAATGGCTCTAAAATGTTAGTAAACTCAGTTTCTACTACATCATCGTGTTCGTTAGCTACTGTAATTGTTCTAGTCTCAAGTGGCAACTGAATCTGACCGCCAAAAGAAAGACCGCTTTTTCTCATTTCCTCTGCACCTGCGTTTGCAACTGCCTTTGTTACTTCATCCATTGAACGATTGTTAGCAACGTCACGGATAGCTTTGATTAATCTAAATTCCTTATTCATTTTTCTAATATTAGAATTATTATTAGTTATTGTTCTTTTTTCGTCTTCTGTTTCTTCATCCTCAGTTTCTTCTACTTCTGCATCATCAGGCTTTGATTCATTACCTTTATCTGCATCTGTATCTTCAACTTCGTTTGCTTCCTCATCAGACTTTTCTTTTATTTCTTTTACATCTTCATCAAGTTCTTTAATTTTTTCCTTGATTTCCTCAATCTCCTTAACTTCGTCTTCAGTTAATTCACGTACTTCTTTTCTAGCATTTTCAATAAGATTATAAGCACGTTCTTTAAGTTCTAGTTTAGTCATAAGTTAGCCTTTTAATTATAAATAGTTTGTTATTTTAAAAAATTCATTATAACAAGTCAATTTCTTTCTTTAAAAGGTCTAATTTTTCATCATTTGCTTTAATATCGTCTAGTTTTCTGTGGTGAACATCTGTTGCTAAATACGCTGCTTGAAAGACTGGGCTACAATCATACAATCTTTCTATCTTTATGATGTCTCTGTGTAGTACGTTGTTTTCGTCTCTGTACCATCTATCACCACCTTCTTGTGGTAAAGAAAAAGCAAATGAACTTGTATTTATTTCACCTCGTTCAAGATAACTTAGCAATTCATCACCTAATGCTGTCTTAGGTGCTTCAAACGAATAGTGCAAACCGTCTTCAGCAAGTGATAGTGTTAAACTGCCAATTCCATACCTAGAACGTGCAAGGACACCCCTTGCTTGGTCGTGGTCTAGATATACAAATATATCACTGTTATCAATTGTTTCTTGTGTAATTGCGTTTGGGCTGATTCTCTCTATAAATCCCATATCTTGTGAATCACTATTAAATACAACTGCAACACCTTCAACTAATCTTGAATCTTCTGAACCTCTAGTAATCTGGTTTGCTATATTTCTTATTTCCTTTTCCATTTTATATAAATTTAAGTCATTATTATATTTTACCATCTGCAAAATATGTTGCAAATGGTAGTCCAAGACTACCACTTGCTTATTAAATTAACAATCTCCTACACTTATACCATTTTTAAGGTTTGTAAGTTCATTTTCAAGCGTTTGTATTTTCCCTAGCAAATCTTGTAACTTAATTTTGTTATCATTCAATGATAAATATATATCACCATTTTGTCTAATTTCAAAAGCGTTGTGCCTTGCGTTGTTAGAAGTACCGTTACCTACACTAAATAAAGTATTGCCACTGTCACCAAAAGTAGTTGAAGCACTTGATGATACATTATACTGTCCGCTAGCGTGTTCTGCCACATTATTTGCTATTGTATTATTTCCTTCAGCGTGTGAATAATCACCACTTGCTTGTGTAGTACATCCTTCAGCGTGAGAAGATTCGCCATTAGCAAAAACACCATTTTTACCTTCAGCGTGAGAATAATGTCCATTTGCAAATGTATATTGTCCTTCAACGTGTGAATAATTACCACTTGCTTTTGTATTACTACCTTCAGCGTGAGAATAATCACCATTTGCTTCTGTATAATTTCCTTCAGCGTGAGAACAACTGCCACTTGCTGTTGTATAATAACCTTCAGCGTGAGAAGAAGCACCACTTGATATTGTTCCATTACCTTCTGCGTGAGAATAATAACCATTTGCTTTTGTACCTTGTCCTTCTGCGTGAGAATAATTACCAATTGCTTTTGTATAGTCACCTTCAGCGTGTGATGATTGCCCACTTGCTGTTGTTCCTTCACCTTCAGCGTGAGAGAAATTACCATTTGCTTGTGTATATCTTCCTTCAGCGTGTGAACTATTTCCTATAGCTGTTGTATAATTTCCTTCAGCGTGAGAATATTCTCCATTTGCTTGTGTAGCCCTACCTTCTGCGTGAGAGTTACTACCACTTGCAACTATATTATAAGAAGTACCGTTATACTCATATCCATCACCTTCAATTACTGCACCATCTCCAATATTAGTACTATAATATTTTGACAACTGATTTACAAGTCCTACTTTTGTAGATGCAGAAGGGTTTATTACTTGTTTAAACCCACCTTCAATTGTAATATTACCACTACCTAGAATTGAAGTATTATTAATGGTCTTAATATTAGAGCCACTTACAAGTGAATCTTGTTTATTATCAATTCTAGTTACAAGTGATTGTATATAAGTATCACCACTATAGTTTATATATTTATTATCAATTTGAACTATCTGATAACCATTTTTAGAAATTGATATTGCTGCGTGAGAATTCTCACCGTTCAAATAAGTTTCGTGAATAGAAATATTGTAGCCACCATAAAGTTTGTTTTCAAATACTGTAACTGTAGCTGTATCTGGACTACCAAAAAAATTTAATCCAAGGATATTATTATAAGTACTAGCAGTATAAATAAAATCGTTACCGTTAACCGTAACTTGATATACTTCGCCTTCAACTAATTCTTCACTTAAACTTAAACTACCATTCAAAGCACCGTAATTATATTGTCCACATTGTACTAATGAAAAACTATTATTTTCAAATATATTTACAAAACCGCTAGTTTCTCCAAAAGGTTTGTTTTCTATATAACTTAACTTACTAGAATCTGATTCGTTCCAATCTGATTGAATTTGTTCAATTGTAATATTTCCACTACCTAATATTGAAGTGTTATTGATGGTTTTAATATTACTACCACTTACAAGTGTATCTTGTTTACTGTCAATTAATGTTTTTGTATTAGCTGAATAAGCGTTAAAGTCACTTATATTTAATTTGGCATTTAGTTCATTATCAGTTTTTGAAGAATAAGCGTTAAAAGTGGTGGCACTTACATAATTGCCTGCGTCTTGTTTACTGTCAATTACATCTTGTAAGTTTACAGTGTTTCCTGCTTTATCATTAATATATATATCACCATTTTGCCTAATCTCAAAAGCGTTGTGGCGGTATTCTCTCCATTGTGAATAATTATAATAACCATTTCCTACACTAAATAATGTTCTATCTGCTGCTGTTTCACCGCTATTACTTTGGTTATAATATCCGCTAGCGTGTTCTGCACTATTTATTGCAATTGTATTTTGTCCTTCAGTATGTGAAGTGTTTCCTATTGCTTGTGTTTGGTCTCCTTCAGCGTGTGAATTAAAACCATTTGCTTGTGTATAATTACCTTCAGCGTGTGAACGTTCACCAATTGCTTTTGTATAATTACCTTCAGCGTGGGAACGTTCACCAATTGCTTTTGTATTCATACCTTCAGCGTGTGAATAATTACCATTTGCTTCTGTGTCACCTCCTTCAGCGTGAGAATAATCACCACTTGCTTTTGTGCTGACTCCTTCAGCGTGAGAAGAATAACCACTTGCTGTTGTATTCATACCTTCAGCGTGAGAATAATTACCAAAAGCTTTTGTATTCATACCTTCAGCGTGTGAAGAATCGCCACTTGCTGTTGTACTAGTGCCTTCAGCGTGAGAAGCAAAACCACTAGCTGTTGTATAGCTTCCTTCAGCGTGTGAACTTTTACCATTTGCTTTTGAGGTACTTCCTTCAGCGTGAGAATAATCACCACTTGCAACTATATTATAAGTAGTACCGTTATACTCATTACCATCACCTTCAATCACTGCACCCTTGCCAATATTTGTATCATAATACTGTGATAACTTATTAACAAGTCCTACCTTTGTATCTGCACTTGGATTTATTACTTTTATAAAACCACCTGCGTTATCTATCTTTGTTTCTGTGTTGGCTGAATAAGTATTAAAATCACTTATACTTAACTTGGTATCAATTGCAGCACTTAAAGCATTTTCTGCGGTTGTTGCTCTTTCTGTTTCTGCATCTATTTTCGTATTTAAGGCTGTTTCCTGACCTTCTGCACGTGTTATTTCGTTAGATAGTGCTGTTGTAAGGGCACTATAATTTGAAGCCATTGTAGCCGTTATTTCATTCTCTTTAGCTATTGCCCTTGATACTTCATTATTAAGATTAGAAGTAATTGCACTTTCAGCATTTGTTGCACGTGTTGTTTCTGCTGCTAAATCATTAGCTATTTTTGTTTCAGCACTGATTGCACGTACTTTTTCAGCGTTTATAGCATTCCAAATAGAAGTATCTGCACTACTTCTTACTTCACTTTCATCCGTTAAGTCTTTTCTTAGTCCTGTTATAAGGTCTGTTATGTCGTTTTCCTTATTTGTAGCCCTTAACGTTTCTTCATTGATGGCAATAGACAAATCAGTTTCAGCACTGATTGCCCTATCTATTTCAGTATTTAAAGAATTTCTAATAGAAGTGTCTGCACTACTTCTTACTTCACTTTCTTCAGTTAAATCTTGTCTTAGTGCTGCTATAAGGTCTGATAGGTCGTTTTCCTTATTTGTAGCCCTTGATATTTCGTTAACAAGTGATGTGTTTAAATCAGTTTCAGCAGATGTTGCACGTGAAATTTCTGCATCTACTTTTTCATCAACGTCTGCAATTAAATCCGCATAATTTCTTTTGTCCTCTGGGTCTACTTCAACAGTATCAATATAATACTGTGTTGTTCTTTCAACAAGTCTATTATATTGTTTATCATAAAAACCATCATCTGCAACGTTATTAATGCACCTAAATCTAAGTACACCATTACCAATATTTTTCAGATTGTGCCAATCTAATTTTAGATAGTAGTCTGTTACTTTAGTTCCCCCACTTCTAATTATATCTTCATCTTCTATTGTTGCTTCACGTTCAACTTCTACAACATCATCTTGAGTAAGTTCGATAAAGAAGTTAACAGAATCAACTGTATAAAACTTAATAGAAAAATCTGAAACTTTAATTGCCTTTTGGTCTAGCTTAAATTTAATATCTGAATTTTTTACTCTTTTCATTATTCATTATCTTCTTTAACTTCGTTATCTTTATCATTTACATCATTACTAATAGAAGCTTTTGAAGCGTCGTTAAACATCAAATAGTGTTTATCACCGTCTTCACCAATACCATTATATCCTATTTCTTTCCTCACTTCATTAATTGACAGTACACCACTATTAATAAGTGTTGAATAATAACTACTTTGTGCTGCCTTATCAGTTCTTAGTATTTCGTTTGTCTCCAAGATTATATTTAAATTATCTTCAGTTGGCTTTAGTAGTTTTTTATTAAACTCGTTTTCAATCATTACTATATAAGGCTGCAAACAATGTACTAAGAAGTCATTTTGCAAGGCTTCAAAAGTGTTTAAATTGGTCTTTGCTGACAAGTCACCCAATAATACAGGACTTACTCCAAAGAATCTTGCAATGTCTGTTACACTAAACTGTCTGCTCTCTAACATCTGACTTTCTTTTGCTGAAAGTTGGACGGGTTCATAAGACATATTTCCCTGCAGTACAGCAATACCACTACCATTGGCTGTATATGTTTCATTCCAAGCTGCTCTTAAATCTTCCCTTTGCTGTTGACTTACAGGACCTTGAACTTTCAAGATACCGTTAATCATCATACCGTTATCAAAGAAAGCCTTTGCAGCGTTTTCACTAGCTTGTGCTATACCAAGACTTCTTGCTGCATTTTGAAGCACTGACAAGCCTTTAATACCGTCATAAGAAAACATTACAAAGTGTAACATATCTTTAGGGTCTACACGTTTCTTAATAAAAGGTACATCATAATAAAGTGTATTCTTTACTTTGTCGTAATTAATAATAACATCATTAGTTTCTAGGTATCTTAAACCCTTTACTGTGCCATCTGCTGCACGTTCAACCAGTGCAAAACCGTTACCCCTTAAAAGTACAGATTGCACTAATAACTTCATCATTGTGAACTTGTTTAATAGATTGTTTGCGTTACGGTCTGAAAAGACGTAATTAAGTGGGTGTTTGTCTGCTTCATTTTTTCCGCTTTCATCATTAATTAAAATCTTTATTGGTAGTGTGGCAATTGAATTACTAATAAGTTCAACTGCTCTATACACTGCACTCAAATTCATTGCTGAATTTTGATGATTAAAAGGGAAAAAAGGTAAAGCGCCACTAGCATTACAATTTACATAAGTAAGTTCACGTTTTTCTTCTTTTGCTTGGTTTCCACTCCATCCCAAACCATTTCCAAAAAATTTCATTTATCTTATCCTTTTTTCTTAGTTAGTTATTTATAGATAAATAGTTTCAAGATTAAAAAAATAATAAAAATAAGCAAGTGATTTTTCACTTGCTTAAATAATGCAATTATCATAATGAACCTCAGTTAAATAGTGACCTAGTGCGTCACACATTGCTGCAACTCCATCTATTTTATTTTCACTGTTTTTATTGCGCTTGATAGGCTTTATATTATTGTTATAATCTTCTCTTATTTCACAGTTTGCAAACATCCATCTTGTTATTGGATTATCATCTATTATTAAATGGTCGTTTCTGCTTATCATTTCCAAGTGTCGTGCCGCTCTGTTCATTGACCCTGTAGACTGTGAAAAAGGAACACAGTTATAACCAAGTTCTGTTAGCTTAATAATAAGTGCTGTGGATTGCCAACTATCATAACTGATTGCTTGTATTTGGATAATCTTGTTTATCTTTTGTATATCGTTTAAAATATATTCGTAATCTACTACATTACCACTTGTTAAGTTTAAGTATTTCTGCTCATACCATACCCTATACTTTTCCCTATTTGGGCTTTCTTGTAGTGCTGTTTGTGGCAAATAATAGAAGTTCTTAAAGATATACTTCTGATTGATATTATCAAATATTAAAACACTTATTGCTGTCATATCAGAAACGCTTGATAGGTCTAAACCAATATAACAAACATTGTGTGTATAATCTTCTAAGTTTACTTTCTCTGAACATTTTAAAAGATATTCGCTTGGAATCCATTCGCCAACAGCAGAAGCGCACCAGATATTTAGTATTTTAGTTTTAAAATTGGTAAACAAAGACGGATTGTTTTTAGCGTTTAATAGCTGTTGTTCCATATATTCACGTTTTACAGTTATATCTAAGTTTGGTTGACACTTCTTATATAGGCTACTATCTTCTATATCATCATCATCATCCATTGTGTAAATTGCAACAAATAATGAATCATTTTGCAACTTGTCATATAGTACTTCAATATTACTTTGTCGCATCTGATAAAAAAAACCTTCTAAATGAAAGCCTGCGGTACTAATTGCAACTGCCATTGGTTGTTCTCTGAATCCTGTAGAACTATCTAAAACGTTCCAAACTGTGCCATCTGCTTCGTGCATTTCATCACAACAAAAGAAACTACAGTTTAAACCATCCAATCTACTAGCGTCTGCACTTACTACCTTTAATATAGATTTTGTTCTTGGGTATCGTATTTCGCTCCTATACTGTTTAAAATATTTCCCTTTGGTGTCAAATGTACTTATATAGTTTTTTGCCATTGTAAAACAAAGTTGTGCTTGTGCTGCTGAATTTGCTGCAAATATACATTGGGCTTCCCCTTCACCATCTGCACAAAGGTGATATAAAGCCAACATTGAAACTAGTGAACTTTTACCGCCTTTTCTAGCTAATTCTATATGCGCTGTTCTTATACACCTTAAATTATTCTTTTTCCACTTAAAACCATACATTGCACATACTATCCAAAATTGCCAATCTGACAATATAAAAGGTTTACCATTATATTTTCCGCTAGAGTGTTTTAAATGTGCTGCAAAGTTAACAACCTTGTCAACTGCTTTTGGGTCGAAATATCTATCATCCTTTTCAAACCAAGATAAATAACGCTTGCAACTAAGTTTGATATAGTTGCAAGCCAATATCTCATTATTAACTACCTTTATAGGATATTCAATATATTTGTAAGATACACCGTATTTTGTTTCAAGTTCTTTAATCACCTAATAAATCTTTTAAATTATCATCATCTTCATCTACTAGATTAATCTTTGCTGCTGCCTTTGGTGTTAGTCCAAAACAATCTAATAGTTTATTTATTTGTTTTTGTGCTTCAATTTGAATTAATATTGCTGGGTTTTTTGAAGGATAGCCATTTTTTGCCGTTACTATTAAACCATCCCTTTTAATAATATCCGCACATTGGTAATACATTTCAACATTATTTGCCAACATTATTAATGGTTGCTTCCATTCATCTTTAACTGCACCGTATTTTGTCTTTAGGTAGTTTTCTACTGCGTTTAGATACTTTGCAGTTGGTAAACTAAATTCTTTATAAGTGTTTTTCATTTCTTCTTTTTTTAAATAAATATATTTGAAAATTGAAAAGTAAAAAAAAAGAAAATGACTATAAAGCCATTTTCTTGTAATATTTACTAACGTCTTCATTTGTTATTCTGACAACTCTAAATCCCATTTTTTCTAGTTCATTGCTTCTAATTTTGTCCTTAACTATCTGTATTCTCTTGAGGTGATAACCGCCATCAATTTCAATAACAGTATTACCAATTAAAAAGTCCACAATGTAATAGTTACTAACTATACCAAATTCATCTTTAATATATATAATTTCTTGGAACTTATATGCTATCTTATTTTCATCTAGATATTGCTTAAAATACAATTCTGATTGAGTAGCATTACTTATTAACTTTTTTCTTTTTAATTCTGCATCCTCTTTTGTTTTATTTATGTATCTTCTATTCCTAATTAGTTCACAAATTCTAGATTCTATATAGTATATTTTTACTATTCTTGGATTCTCTTTAAACCACTTCTTAATATATCTTGGTGTATTTTCCAACCATTCATTAAAATTCTCTTTAGAAATTTTGATAGGCTTAAAAAATGAATCTTGAAATTCAATCCAATTGCATACTAAAAATTTATTCCTATTGATATTCTTAGAAACAAATGGAATATAATTGTTATCCCTCCAATTTAAAAAATCTTTTACTTTCATAAAATATTAGTTTTTTTCGTTTGTTATTTATTATAAATATAATGTTTTATTTAAAAAAATCAATAAAATTAATTTAAATTCCCAATACTAGGTTTAAAAAATAATCCTATACTAGGATTGAAGTTTAATTTTTAAATTAAACAATATTTTCTTTTTATAATGTCCTTTTTAAACCAAGGATTTTAATAAATTACATTCAAAAATCATATAATTGAACTCAAAAACCTAGAAGTAGGTTTAAAAAATAATCCTAACGTGCGTGTGCGCGTTATATATAATATTATATTTAGTAATATATAATAATATAATATATATAATATAACAAGATTCTTATAAAAAGAATCTTGTTTAATATATAATAATATAAAATAAAAGAAAGAAAAAAAGATACTTCTATAGAAGTAACTTTAAAAAGAAAGAAAAAATCATTTTAAAAAAACGAGAAACACCACCACCATCAAGGCTGGTGTTTCCGATAAAAAAATTAAAAAAATATGCTCCTAGGTCTTGAAATTCTCCTAGATTCTATTATATTTTATACAGAAAGGAAAAAAATACCAATATTTTGAAAAAAAAGTTTCTCCAGAATGAGAAGTTTTGAAAAATTCAAGATATTTATATATAGAAACAAGGATTGGAGGCTACACCAATTGATAAAGGTTTTTTTCATTTGTTAGTAGCCTCCCCTTTTAAAAATAACGATTCAAATGAAAAAAACAATTATGGAAAAAACTTTTAAGAAACTCGCATACAGTTTTATTGCTGTTCCTACAAACCTATTTTACTGTTTAGACACTAATTTAAGAAACTGTTTGATAGTCTTATTGCACTTATCTAGTATCTTTGCTGACGCTGACGGTTATTTTAGTATTTCTAACCAAGAATTGCAAGAGTATTTCAGACTTGGTAAAAACCTAACATCAGTTTGTCTAGAAACCCTTTACAGAAATGGTTTAATCTCAACTAGAATTGAATTAACCAAAAGCAAAAAGAACCTCATAAAGTATAGAGTTAATACAGAAAAATTTGAAGAATATAATAAATTTAACTTCAAGTCAATAGTTGACAATGATGGCTTCTACATCAATACACTTGATTACGGAAAAGATAGTAACTTTAAAGTAACTTACACAGCTGCAACTGCAATTGACAGTTCAAGTGAAGAGGTAATTCCAGAGCCTACAGAGGTTCAAAATATCGTCAGTGAGGAAATACCAAGCAATGAGGGAGAAAACGCTCCTGTGGGTCTAGAAACATCAAATCCAGCCATCACAGAGGAAATGACACAGCCCGAGGACGATGAAACGGAAGTTCCAGAGGACTGTCCTCTAACATTTGACGAGTTGAAAGACAACAACATTGATATTAAGAGACTAAAGGAATGTAAAGAGCCAGAACACGAATTTGACTTTATAAGTGATGAAAGTGAAGTGGAAATTGCAGAATCACCAAGTGAAGAATCAGTTGAAGATGTTAAACCAATAGAATTAGATGGTAATGTGATTGAAACTGCTAGTGTATTTCCTACATACATACAAAAAGTAGAAAAAAGAAGTTTTACAAATGACAGAACAGAAAAACTAGATGATACTGTTAAACAGAAGTGTGAAGACTTGGTTAAAAGATACGTTGAAATGGTAATACCAAGTGCAAACCAATCACTAGAATTGTCAAATAAAGCAAGTCTTTACATTATAGATAAGTACAATAATGGATATATAGACATTGAAACCAAAGACAATCTAGTAAGAAAATTAATATCAGCAAGGTTTGAAAAATTTCCCATCTAAAAATTTGGAAGTCTCAAATATTTTTTATATATTTGCAATGTAAGGTTCTTAAAGTTTAACTATAAAAAATTTGAAATGATAAGGTTATTTTAATACTAAATATCATTCGTTTATTATTCTTTCCAATTCCCCTACTACAAAAAAGTAGGGGAATTTTAAAAAAAAACTTCAAAAAATAGAGAACTTTTTTTTTAATCTATATATTTATTAATAGAGAATAATAACAAAGATAAAACACATTAACGATGAAGAATTTAGTATTAGCAATTTTAACTATCTTATTGATAGGTTCAATTTACATTAACTTGTATCTTGTAGGCGAAACAACCAAGGAAATACAGTATAAAAAACAAATCTTGGAACTAAGGGAAAAGAAGATTTTAACTAGTTCAATGGCACTACAAACAGTGTATCAAGATTCTATAAATAATACTGTTAAATGTTGGTTAGAAGATGGTACAAGTAAGTAATAGAACAAAGTCACTTCACCAAAAGTTTAGTGCGCTAGATAACAGTGTAGTAAGTGCTTTTTGCAATTCATTTATTAATGTAAAATGGATAGCAGATTTTAAAGATAATGAAGATGAATTTTGCGGAATAGATTTACAGTTAACAGCAAACACAAAAAGCAAAGAACAAACCTACGATATAGAAATTAAAAGTAGAATATCACTTACTGATTTTAGTATAGCAAAGGATTGTTTTTTTGAGTGGGAAAAGTGGTACAGTCTTAACCAATGGGATAACGACAAAAAACTATATATAGTTATCTATCCAAACTGTAATAAAATAGCCATTTGGAACGTTTGCAAAGAACTATTTAAGAAGTCTGAAAAAGACTATATAGAAATGAAAAGAAATACTTGCAGTTCTAACCAAACAAAATCTAAACTTGTATATAAGTTCAAGATGTCAGATGCACAAGTATTTAACTTTGACCTAAGTAAATTTAAAGAAAAGTATAATGCCCTTTATAAACAGACCACCAAAAGCCATTAAAAAAAAATGGGATAATAACCGTAAAAGGAATAGAACGGAAAAGGAAAAACTAAGGGTGAAACTTTATAATAACAAGAAATGGAAAAAGCTAAGAGAAGGTTATTTAATTAGTCATCCATTATGTGAAAAATGCCTTGAAAATGATGATAAAGTAACAAGTGCAACAGATGTTCACCACATTAACAGCCCTTTTGATGATGGACTAACAGATGAAGAAAGAATTGGTAGATTAATGGACGTAAATAATCTAATGGCACTTTGTCAGCAATGTCACGGTAAACTGCATTATTTGAAAGAAAAAAGAAATTGAAAATGATTATAAAAAGTAAATCAAAATCAGAAGCAGAAAAGATTTTTAGAAGCATTCAAATACTACCTTACGAAAAGTTTGTAGATATTAGAATAGATTACCCTAGGGGGTATTTTGCAATAGTAAATAAAAGAAATAGTAATAATACTTTTATTCCATTTTCTTTTAGATACTTAAACAACGGCAATGAAATAGAAATAGAAAATCCATAATTTTAGTTTTAATTTTATAAATAGCAACCGCTTATAACGTTCTTGCATTATTATTATTCATTTTTTGTTATTTTTCTATAGTTTTAATTAAGTTATAAGCGGTTTTTTTAAGACCATAATTTTAAATGAAATATTTATTAATTTATTATTTTTTACCCCTTCTACTCTGTGAAGTTTGGAAGGGGTTTTAGTTTATACACATTTAATATTAAACGCTGTCAGAATTGCTTAAAATGGTCTTAAAACGAAAGTAATTATAACAGTGGTATGTTATATCCAAAGTGAAGTTTAAAAATTGCATTTTGTGAAAGTAAAAC